CGAAAGCTGTCTGGTCTTCTCAGCGTCCAACGTCGAACACTTTGAACGGCCCGCCTACCTTCCCAAGGAAGGGGATGAGGGCACATGACCCCCGAGGGTTGTCCATTGGATATTGACCCTATAGAAATTGGCAAGTTGATCCAATCGGTGGAGTACCTGACCGCACAAGTGCAGGAAAACAATAAGAGATTAAAAGATTTGGAGAAGCATTTGGAACGAACAAGGGGAATGGGATTAGGTATTTTATTGGCGAGTGTGGGAATTTCCGCAGGTGGCGCTTCAATATTCACAAGATGGTTGAGTGGTTAACAATGGAGAAAGTAAATGAACCCAGAAATGATGATACAAAGACTGGCGGCAATCAAGGCCGAGGGTCAGGCAATAATGCAGCAGCTAGAGGCCGCAGGAATCCCTGCACAGCAGGTTATGGCAGCAGTTGACCAGATGGGTGGAGCGCCGCAAGGAATGCCACAGGGCGCACCCCAGGGTATGCCTCCAGGGCCCCCGCAGGGAATGCCTCCACAGGGTATGCCGCAGGGTATGCCGCAGGGCCTTCTAGCGCCGTAGTGATCAAATGGATACAGAACTTTGGTTACACAGACGACGGGTATTATAGGTGCGAAAAGTGGGGAGGCGCGGCAGTAGGTTTCTTCTATGCCCTGTCTACCCCTGAAGAGAATTATATGAAGGTAGATGGACCGTTCTGCTCTGCCGAGAAAAGGAACAGAGAATTAGAGTCGGCCATCGAAAAACACAATAGCGCTTAATGGTGCTTAATACAGGAGGGTAATTTATGTGGGGGAAAGCAAAGGAATGGGGAATGAAGAAAAAAGTATTCGTGGTCATAGTATGTGGAATGATTGCTCTCGCCTTGGTTGGGTGGCTAACTGGGTGGTGGTCATCGGACTTACCGCCTGCCTCTTAGGATGCACGACAATAAAGAAGGCAGGAGTTTCCGCGACAACAGCGGCGGTCGGTGCTACTGTGGCGACTGCATTGAGTGGGGGTGTAGCTGCGCCGATACTGGGCGGCACGACGGGTGCCTTTGTGGGGTCTGCGGTATCGGACCTGATGATTACGAGCCCGCAATCCGGCTTCTTGAGGGGGAAGGACATGACTAATTGTGCGCCTGATAATTTCTGGTCCCTCTTGGGATCGCTTGTGGAGATGGGTGGATGGCTCTTACTGCTACTGATATTTGTACCGATGGTCCTCGGGTGGATACTGCCAGGGCCCCTCGAAAAGAAAAAGAGAAGGGACTAAAGCTAGTAGAGGTCTGTTGGGTTGATGCTTATACCGAGGCCAGTTGGGCAGAGTATAAGCCTGAGACTATAGAAACAAAAACTTACGGGCTGCTCGTAGGAAAGACCCGCCAGTGGACAACACTGGCTATGACTCAGGAGAAAGGTTACTGGGGAAACCTTTGGTACATCCCCACAAAGAATGTGGTTTCTATTCGGGTGATCGAGACCCTCTAAATAATGGAGAAGTGTTCGTTAAGCGACTCACAATGTGTCGTATATCGCAGCACTATGTATTGGAGGTGGACCGCTTTAATCGTATACTTGATTATTTGTTTCTATGATTTCATGGTTGTGCCCGTATGGTATGGGCTTAACAGGCCAGATATAAGCGAGTTTATGGATATCCTTAATGCTACGCCAGAACCAATGGTACAGATGGAGCTAATGAAGAAGCTCACAGGACAGCATTCCCCGTTTACTTTGATGAATGGCGGTTTGTTTCACTTGGCCTTTGGTGCAATACTGACAGGCAGCGCATTCGGATTAAACAGATAAAGGTTGTGTAATAACCTCTTTAGCCTTCATCCTTTCCCTGGCGTAAGCGTGTAGCTTGACCCCCTCGTTCCTCTCAAACACCTCTGCCCAAGTCAAACCACTTGGGGCCAACTTGTACTGGTGAACCCAACAGTACCGGGCAAAATAATATCGCCGGTCCTTATCCAACTAAATATAAGTCCTTTAATAGGAACCTCGCGTGGGGTTCCATGTCTGATTTGTCTCCTCGTTTCATTTTGGTTCTACCATTCCACTCTACAGTGTAAGGAGTAGAATCTTCTGGCGCACAGGGTCTTGCCATATAAATAGACCCGTCTTCCTCCCAGTGTACACAAAGCCAACAAGGGATACCAACAGCCTCCCACCGGGCGGCGGTTAATATCTTGTGCATGGCAATCAACCAAAAGGGGTACTTCCTCTTCCTGCATTTGATCTCTACTACGCGAGGACCGTTTGGGGATTCGCAGTAGTAGTCAACCCCATAGGAAATGTTCTCAATCTTCTTGTATGTACAGTTGAGCTTGTTCGAGACAACACGCATAACATAGCGCTCATTATCCCGGTTCTTCTTTGTCTCATACTGCGGTCGGTTCATTATCCGGTCCTTGTAGGTCTTTGGGAAAGTTTAGAATCCTCCCCTCCTGAAAGAGAAAGGCCCGCATAGCGGACCAAACCCTTTCCTCCTGAATAGACTCTGACTGGGAACCCCTTTCTGAAAGGATGTCCCCCAACTCAGCCGAGTCTATAAGATCATGGTCTATCAACTCCTGAAGGATTGTCACTCCGGCATCAATGTGAAAGACCATCAGCATCGGAAGGGTAACATCACTCACCTTCCTATCTCCTTCATCCTACGGTACAAGGCTAACGCAGCCAGAAAAGCCTGAAAATTCTCCTCAATTTCCGTAGAACGTACCGCCTCAAACCTTCCCGTTGCTTTGTCGCAGCGCAATATGTACGTCGCGTCAACATCCTTACCATGTACATCCTCCGCAGCCCTTGCATAGGCCGCGACCTGTAAGTGGTACTCAGGGTACACTGCCTTACTGGTTTTCCAGTCGATAATGCAATACTCACCATTTATATTTGCCCTCGCATCTACTGTCCCCGCATAACCATGCTTGCGGTGATATAGTTTCTCTTCAGAAGACAACCACTCAACGTTGTTCTCCGAAACCCATGCCCTGAACGCATCAATCGCATTCAGCGCCTCGTCTTGCTTGGGAAGAGTGGGAATCTCACCTCCCTCCATCTTCCACTTGATGGCATCCTCTACCCACTCATGGGTGATGGTGCCGATGTTAAGAGCGTCTTTGGATGTGGAGCGGTAAGCAGACTTAACCCCCTTGATGATAGCGTCGAGCCCCATAGCAGACTTGTATACATTAGTCTTCTTTGAGGACGATTTCTCATCGTGGAATATGTGCTTTTCGAGCCAACCAACACCAACCTTCAACGCCCAAGGAACAAGAGCGGGTTTGGCTATAATGTCAAGCACTCTAGTCGCGCTTGGCACTACAGCCTTACCCACCTTGTAAGAATGGAGTCGCTTATCGAACAACAGATCGACGGACTCCCCATCTGGGTACTCAATCAGCATCAGAATGGAACGTCATCTGCCGATACGGTTGCCTCCCTGCGAGGAGAACCCCCACCGTTATAAGGCGGCTGAATATCACCGCTCAAATACTTTGTACCATTCTTTGAGACAGTTTTCCAAAGGCTAATGTGAACCTCCTTACCGTCAAAAAGACCCTTGCCTGTAAAGTCAGGCCGCTTCTCATTCCCCTCTTTATCGTTTGTAAAGAGGGACAACTTTCCTTCTCGCATTTCGTAAGCCACTTGTTTCTCCTGTTTAAGTGTTTCACTAAAGTGAAGATGCTGAAGTGCATCTTCTTCCATCATCTCCTCTATGCTCACCATAGAGGCGTATGATTCCTTCACAGAACCCTCGCTTCTGATCGTCTAGTTGCCTGTATGGTCCGCCATACTTCAATCTGAGTCTCAGCAAGTTTGAGTTTCCAATACAAAGCCGCCTCGTTTTCAACCGCTCCCGAGTGCGCCTTTATAATATTCTGGTAGTCTGGGTGGGCACGGCACCAGTTCTCCTTCTCTGCTATCGTCTTGCCCACCGCCTGTTCGAACAGGATGGCAAGCTGCACCTTCCTGTAATCTTCGAGGTGAACCCTCTCACCCTTTGCTTTCGCATACTTTGGGGATGTTAACTCTATCCTATCCAGAGCATCACCCATTTCCATTGAATCAATCATTCATCCTCCATAAAATTGTCTGCTTCGGTCGATTGTTCCTCTATGAGGATGTCTAGGTATCTCCGCGCCTTTCTCAGGTCGTTAACCCCTTCCTTGTACCTGTAACGCACAAGGTACTTCACAATACACCCTGCGGCAAACGACATCTCGTGCCCATGAATGAAATCTATGGGCTCAATCGTTCCATGGCCGTAGTGGGCGGGTGTTTTAGTCATTCAAATCCTCTCCAATCTTTTGCATAGTATGGACGAGTATACCACTTCTGAAGGCAGAGTCAAGCGTTTTCAGAATAAACATGGGTTGCCAGTCTAATACATCTATGTCTCCACTGTGCACCCTGGCGTGACAGGAGTAGCATAGCGGCATGGTTAGCCAATCACTGGCCTTGTACCCTGCCCCACCCGAAAGGGGGCTG